AGAAGACCCCGAAGATCCAGAAGACCCCGAAGATCCAGAAGACCCCGAAGATCCAGAAGACCCCGAAGATCCAGAAGACCCCGAAGATCCAGAAGACCCTAAAGATAAGGATAAAGAAAATAATGGATTTGGAAATGGAGACCAGGATGCTCCTGGAAATTCAGGTTCAAATAATAATGCGGAGAATGATGAAACTCCAGGAGAACAAGGTAATTCTCACCAAAATGGGAATGGTAATGGCAATGATGGGTCTCCAAATAATGACGGGAATAATGGATTTGGAAATGGGGATCAGGATGCTCCTGGCAATTCAGGGCCAAATAATAATGCGGAGAATGATGAAGATTTAGAAGATCCTGAGGAACCAGAAGATCCAAATCCAGAAGATGTTGGTAGTAATCCTGGTAATGATAAGGAAGTGGGTAATTCTCCTTGGGATGGTGAAACTGGGGCATCAGATAATCCTGGAAAAGGAAATCATCAAGATGGACAAGACCCAGAACCAAATCAACCACCAGGCGATATGAAGAATGATGGACCTAAAGAAGATAAAAATCCAAATAATAATGATGATAATGATAATGGAGGAGGTGGAGGAAACTCAGAAAGTAAAGGTAACAACGGATGGGGTAATGGAGATCAAGATGCTCCAGGTAACTCAGGACCTAACAATAACGCTGAAAATGATGAAACTCCTGACGGAAATACTGCAGACCTTATAGACAAATTCTTAGAAGATCATCCGTCAGATAATCATCAACCAGAACTTATTTTGGAAAATGAAGATCCTTATGTAGAATATCCAGAATATAATATTGACTTTCAGGATAATGTAGATTTTCCACCTATTGATGATGTGTATCAAGAAGATTATGGTTTAGATATGTGATTTTTGACTTTTAATTGTTCGGGTGTTATGATGGAGGGGAGAAATCCTCTCCATTTTTTGTTTTAATATATAAAATAAGTTAATACTTTGTTTCAAATTATGAAATTTACGGTTTATTCAAAAGATGGTTGTCCATATTGTTCAAAAGTAGAACAGGTTTTGCAATTAGCAGAATTACAACACGTAGTTTATAAGTTAAATGAAGATTTTACAAGAGAAGAATTTTACTCTGAGTTTGGTCAAGGATCTACTTTCCCCCAGGTGATTGTAGATGATAAACATATTGGTGGTTGTACAGATACAGTTCAATACCTTAGGGAGCAAAATTTAGTTTAATGGAAAGTACATTTCACGAAGTCTATAATGATGTTGAAAAAGCAATTGATTTTGCTTTTAATGGTAAATTTGTTTTGAGTTTTTATGATTATTTGAAAGATCGTGGAACAAAAAGATTAGAAGTTAAAGAGTTCATTGAAAGTCCAACGGCTAATGAAATAAACGAACTTGTGATGGACTTGGATGATTATCTTGAGGGTGGGGCAGATGAAGTTCATAAGCAACTTCGTGAAGCATATGGATATATTCCAAAACCACAAGCAAGAAAGATAAGAAATTATTTGTATAATATTCTTGAAGATGCCTGGAGATACGACCATGATAGAAGACCAGGAAGGAGAAAAAAGAAAACTAAATAAGTCAGAACCTCAAATTAATAGAGGTGTTGAATTATTACTTAGGAATAGGAGGAAGAGATCACCAAAACCAAAGACTTTTCAAGTGAAGTTTGGTAAAATGATCTCTCTTTTTCAAAGAGAGTTTCACTTTTTTATAGAATTTCACTTTGATATAAGGAAAAAATAAACTCTCTGGAGAAAGAAAAATGGAAACAGCATATGTAATAACATTCTCAGTAATGTTCACTTTGCTCTTTTTTATGGTTGGGGGTATAATAGGTTGGTTGACATACAGGCACCTAATAGAAAATAAACCTCCTTATTTGCATCCAGAGTTCTTTGATGAAAATGGGCAGGTGATCCCTGACGAAATAGTTGCAGTAACATTTGAAAATAGCGATTACAATTATGACGACTACGAAGACGAGGAAGAAGACTGAAGAAACAGTAGCATCTCTTCCTGTTAACCCTTTTGCTTTTGAAGTTTTAGACCTTGCTTCAAAGCAAAGGACAAATGCAAAAAAAGTAGAGGTACTTCAAAAATATGAAGATCCTTCACTTAAAACGATTTTAATTTGGAATTTTGATGAATCTATTATCTCATTACTTCCTGAAGGAGATGTTCCTTACGCTAGTGCAGGAGAACAAACCTCATATAGTGGAACATTAAGTTCTAAAATTAATGATGCAGTGTCTAAAATGGATGAACTTAGTTCTAATTCTTTAGGATCTATGGATCAAGGAAGATCTACGATTCGAAAAGAATATACTATGTTTTATAATTTCGTAAGAGGAGGAAATAATGAATTGAGTTCTCTTCGTAGAGAAACGATGTTTATTAATATCCTTGAAGGTCTCCATCCAAGAGAAGCAGAAATTTTAGTGCTTGTTAAAGATAAGAGACTTCAAACTAAATATAAAATAACAAAAGAAATTGTCAGTGAATCCTATCCCGATATTCAATGGGGAGGACGTTCATGACAGTAACTGTGGGAGCGAAGAAAAAAATGGCAGAATCACCAAAAAAAGAAAAAGAAATTCTGCCCCATGAGTATGGATGTCAAATTCTTTTAGAAAAAACTACGCTTGAAAAAGCAAAAGACACATCGTTTCCTAATGATGCATATTTGATTTGGTATAATGTTGATGGAAAACAATATCTAGATCTAACACGTTGCCATAAAAGAGTTAGTCTATTTGATATGTACTATGATAAGTATGGTCCTGGATCAGTTCAAAAAATTGATTTTGGATATGGAAGAACTAACCCAAGACTTTGGGGGACAAAACAACCTGAAAAAAAGAAAAGAAAATGAGTGCAGGATTTGGTGGTCAAGGAAAAGAAAATAGAATTGGAAAAGACGCAAAAATTACTATTGATTTAGATAATATAGATATTGTTCTAAAGAAATATAAACAAATTAAAAAATATCAAAAGTCATCTCTGTTCGCTATCAAAACAATGGACGGCACAGAAGAGATTGTGAGTTCATTGATTAAGGAAGCGGAGGAGAATCCACTGTAAAATGGGGAAGCATTATCTACTTAACTTGTATGGATGCTCGTTTGTTCTTTTGGACGACGAGCGTTGTCTTATAGACTTATTGGAAAATGCAGCAGTTGCAAGCGGTGCTACAATAGTTCAAACTATTTCAAAGAAGTTTGAACCACAAGGAGTTACCGTTCTCTGTTTACTTTCAGAAAGTCATATTAGTATTCATACATGGCCAGAGGAAGGTAAGGCAGCAGTAGATGTATATACCTGTGGAGATTGTAATCCAAAAATTGGATGTGATATTATCATTCATCAACTTTTTGCTCAAAGTCATACTTTGAGTTATATTGAAAGATAATTGTAACAAAAGTTACAAAAGTTCTTGCCTAACTATACTAACGGGTCTATAATGACCTTACGTTCATCCTCATTTTAGAGGACGCAAGTAGGACGACGCGGAACGCATTATCGTTCATTCGCTATTCGGAAATAGTGAACGGAAACGCCGCCCAAAGGAACGGGAATTAAAACTCTCATTTCTTTAGGAGAAATTCAATGGCAAAAATTGTTTACAGAGGAGTTGAATATGATACTCAAAAGCGTCTTGAATATCAACAGCAGATGATGCAACAACCTCAACAATACGACGAAACCTATCGTGGTGTTAAGTTTGTAAAAGAGGGGCATAAGTGATGAAAAAACTCAACTTCCTACAACTAATTAAAGAACAAAAACAGAAAGAAGAGAGGCGTCAGAAAGCATCTCTTGCTACTCTGGTGGCAGCAAAATGATTAAGAGGGGACTTGACTCCCCTCTTTTTTTTATGTATAATTACCTTTGTGAGGGTTGATAAAAATGGATAAAGAAAAGCTTAAACTCATCATAAGGAATCTAGAGTCTCTTGTTGAGTGTCTTAAATCAGAAGTCTATTCTGATATAGATTCTTATAAACCAGAACCTCAATATGAAGAGATTGCTCCTTATATTGGCGATTATGATGAAGTCTTTTATGATGATGAAGAAGATGAAATTTATGGACCAGTAAAAATAAACAAGAAATGCAAACAAACTAATAATGATGGAGATGGACTGTGAAAGAAATGCTTGATGAATTTGAATTTATGAAACCAGAAGTTAAACTTGTTTCCGTAACACCAGATGCAGAAAAGCATATGGCTTATTGTGCAAGAGTTTCAAATCCAAAGAATCAGGATAACGAAAGTTTTGAAGGACTTCTTAAGTATTGTATTAAGCATCAACACTGGAGCATCTTTGAGCAAGCAACAATGACTGTAGAGATTAATACCACAAGAGGTATTGCTGCTCAAATTCTTCGTCATAGAAGTTTTACTTTTCAAGAGTTTTCTCAAAGGTATGCTGATACAAATCTTTTGAATCAAACTATTCCTCTTCCTGAACTTCGTAGGCAAGATGATAAGAATCGCCAGAACAGTATTGATGATCTTCCTGACTATTTGAAACTGACACTACTAGAAGACATCAGAATGCATTTTGAGCAGTCTCAGAGGATCTACAACCGCCTTCTGGAGAAAGGAGTGGCAAAGGAGTGCGCTAGGTTCGTATTGCCCTTAGCGACGCCCACAAGACTCTATATGACAGGTTCTGTAAGGTCTTGGATCCACTATGTAACTCTTCGCTCGGCCAATGGCACCCAAAAGGAACATATGGAGATTGCAGAAGCAGTTCGTTGTATCTTTACCTGTCAGTTCCCTGCAGTTTCTAAAGCACTTAGTTGGACTCGTGAAGGATGTTCTGAATGTGTAGATCCACCTGTAGTCCAGAAGCAATAGAACGAATGAGAGAAACTAAAAGAAAGTTAACTGAGTCTCAGGTTAAAGAAATTAAAAATAGTCTAGAAAAGGGTGTAATACTTGCATCTAAATACAACATAACTCCGTCTTTGGTTTCTCAAATTAGAAATGGAAAGGCATCTGGTTATAAACATATAATTTAGGAGGCGAAATTTTGGCAACATATCCCGTTTATAATAAACAAACTGGTGAACAAAAAGAAGTGAGTATGAGTGTTCACGATTGGGACCAGTGGAAGAAAGACAATCCTGAGTGGGATAGAGATTGGTCTGATCCATCAACTTGTCCTGCTTCAGGTGAAGTTGGTGAAGTTTATGATCGACTTAAAAAGTCTCATCCAGGATGGAATTCTGTATTAGAACGTGCTAGTAAGGTGCCGGGATCAAAAGTTAAACCTGTTTAAACCGTGTTATAATATAAAAGTGATATGGATGTATCTTCATTCACTGAACATATATTAAAAATTACAAATCATTTACAGAAATCTAAATGGCAAGAAGAAAAAGAGTAGACGATCAACCGATTGGTGTTGGAATGACTGCTAAACAAATGAAACGCAAGAAACCAATCGGTTTGGATTTAATGAGAGATATTGAACCTCTTACTGATAATCAAAAACTGTTATATCAAGCATACGAAAAAAATCAAAACATCGTTGCTTATGGTTGTGCCGGAACAGGTAAAACTTTTATTACTCTTTATAATGCTCTTCAAGATGTTTTAGATGAAAGAAGTCCTTACGAAAAGATTTACATCGTAAGATCTCTTGTTGCGACTCGTGAAATTGGTTTTCTTCCTGGAGATCACGAAGATAAATCCTCACTTTACCAAATCCCATATAAAAATATGGTAAAGTATATGTTCCAAATGCCATCTGATGCAGACTTTGAGATGCTCTATGGAAACCTCAAAACTCAAGGAACGATTAGTTTTTGGAGTACTTCTTTTATTCGCGGAACTACTCTGGACAATTCTATCATTATCGTAGATGAGTTTGCTAACTTAAATGGTCACGAGCTGGATTCAATTATTACTCGTGTAGGCGAGAACAGTAAAATTATGTTCTGTGGTGATGCTACCCAAAGTGATTTAATCAAAACAAGCGAAAGAAATGGTATTATTGATTTTATGAAAATTTTAAGAGTAATGCCCTCTTTTGATATTATTGAATTTGGAATCGAAGATGTGGTCCGTTCCGGAATAGTTAAAGAGTACCTAACAGCAAAATATGAGTTGGGAGTTACTCTTTAATATGTTAGTTCATAAAAGTTCCAGTTTATATAAATAATTGTAACTTTTATGAACTGTTAATGTATAAAATTTATTTAATTACCAATCTTTTAAATTATAAAAAGTACGTTGGAATAACAAAATTTTCTCTTGAAGAGAGGTTCTTACAGCACACTAAAAAAGGTTTTCTTTTAACAGAAGCAATTCAAAAATATGGAAAACAAAAGTTCTCAATAGAACTAATTGAAGAAGTTGAAAGCGCAGAAAGAGCGTATGAACTTGAAATGTTTTATATTCAAGAGTATAATACAAAGGCACCTAATGGATATAATTTGACTGATGGTGGTGATGGAATTTTTGGTTGGCAACCAACAGATGAATATAGACAAGAGTGTTCTGAAAGAGTAAAACAACTTCATAAAAATCAAAAAATTGGAATGTATGGAAAAAAACATACAAAAGAGACAAGACAAAAAATGAGTGAATCTTTAAAAGGAAACCAAAATTGTTTAGGAAGAGTATTATCTGAAGAAACAAAATCTAAAATTTCATCATCACATAAAGGAAAAACTTTAAGTAATGAAACTAAAAAGAAAATAAGTGAAAACCATCATAATGTATTCGGAGAAAATAATCCTATGTATGGGAGAAAACATTCTCCGGAAACAATTGAAAAAATTCGTCAAAAAGCATTAGAAAGAAAAAAGAAATGACCTTTACTCATCATAATTTTTTAGGTGAACTTGAACTAGAAAAGAAAGAAACAAACGGCATCCGCCTGTACCATCTTCCTGATGGTCAGTGGGTGCCTTCAATCACTTCAGTCACCTCTTTCTACAATCGTCAGATCTTTATTGATTGGAGAAAGCGTGTAGGACTTGAAGAGGCAAATCGGATTACAAAAAGAGCAACAGCAAGAGGAACTGACTTTCACCAAGTCTGTCAGGACTATCTTGAAAATAAAGAACTTGTCTGGAATGATTATCAACTCCTGACAAAGCATATGTTTCATCACGCGAAACCTTATCTGGATAAGATAAATAATATTCATGCAATTGAAAGAACTCTCTACTCTCAATACCTTGGACTTGCTGGACGAGTTGATTGTATTGCTGAATATGAAGGAGAATTAGCAGTCATTGACTTCAAGACATCAGAAAAAATCAAACCAGAGCAGTGGATTGAAAACTATTTTGTTCAAGAAACTTTCTATGCTGCTGCTTACTACGAACTCACAGGACAAGTTGTTAAAAAACTCATTACACTTATGGTGACTCCTGGCGGGGAAGTCAAGGTGTTTGACAAAAGAAACAAAGGGGATTATATTAAACTATTAGTTCGTTATATTAAAGAATTTGTACATCACAATACTGGGTCAGATGGAGAATGAATTAGAAAAAGCATTAGAGAATAAGTTCTTCTGTCCATCAAGATTTGCCCAAGAGATCGAAAATCTTGTTCAAGTCAATGTGGAAATGAGTTACATTGATGCTATTATTCATTTTTGCGAAAATAATAATATTGATTTGGAGTCAGTTCCAAAACTGATTTCCAAACCTCTGAAAGAGAAGATTAAATATGAAGCAATGGAACTTAATTTTCTCAAGAAGACTTCCAGAGCAAAATTAGTTTTTTAATATGTGGTATGTTTATGCCTATTTGAGAGAAGACAAAACTCCTTATTATATCGGAAAGGGAAGTGGTAAAAGATGTTATGTAAAACATCGTAGAAGTAATGGTGGATTTTCTCCTCCTGAAAAAGAAAAAGTACTTATTTTAAAAAAATTTAATAATGAAGAAGAAAGTTTTCAGTTTGAAAAATATATGATTTTTCTTTATGGAAGAAAAATTGATGGCGGAATTCTTATTAATGAATCTCTTGGTGGGTTAGGCAATAAAACTTTTCTTACGGAAGAGGAGAGGAATAAAAAAAGAAAAGAGTCGAGAGAAAAGTGGTTGGAAAAAAATCAAGACTACCACAAAAATTATTGGCAATTCAATAAAGAAAAATTAAATAATGAACAGAAAGAAAGATATTATAAAAATATAGAAAGTAGAAAAAAATATTGGCAGGAAAATAAAGAAGAATTTAATAAAAAACAAAGAGAAAAATATCATAGTGGAGAAAGTGAAAGTAGAAAAGAATACAAAAAGAAATATGGAGAAGAATATAGAAAAAGAATAGTGAAAACCACAAAGAATATATGAGAGAATATTATAAAAAAAGGAAACTTGAAAGTAATAATGGGGATGAATAAAGTGGTTCCATTTGATGCCTATAAATGTTATCTATCATTAAAAAGGCATTTTATAGATGATAAGTATGATTATTTTAAGTACTGTGGTAAGTCTAGAGCAACCGTTCAATCCTTCTATAAACGAAAGGACAGAATGTGGTTCGAAAAGATTTCACGACAAAAATCAGATCAAGAAGTTGTAGATTTTTTTGTTGCTAACTTTGTATCTTGCCCTGATCCAGAAACACTTTGGATTGGTGAGATGATGAAAGAAGGTGAAGCGAGATACCAAAACTGGCAAAAAAAGATTCAGTCTCTTTCATATTTTTTTAAAGAGGAAAGTCAATCTCTATTTGGTGAAAATAAGTTTCAAGACATATTCAAATGTGCAAAAGGACATCCTATTCTCTTAAAGAAACATTTGAGTGGTCAAGTATCTCTTGAAACAATGGTTCTTTTGGATAAAGTCTTTGCCTATTCAAGAAATTTTGATAAAAAACTCCAAGATCCAGTGTGGGAAACCGTCAGTCGTAGAATTAAAAAATATAATCCATTTCTAAATATTGATGTACTTGGTTATCGTAAAATTTTGAAAGAGATCATTCTGGAGGATCAATGAGTTTTTTTAGTTCCGAAGTCGTCCGTGCTGAGATGACGGAAATTGCCGAACTTCAAGAACAAATCTATGGAAACATTTTTAAGTTTCCAACGATGAGTAAAGAAGAGAAACTTGAGCACGTTGAAGTTCTTGAAAGACTCTTGGATAAACAAAAAGTTCTTTATACAAGAATGAGTTTATCTGATGATCCTGAAGCAAGAGAAATGAAAGAACGGATTATTAGTTCTGCAATTATGATGGGTATGCCTCCTGGCACTGATATGAATATTATCTTGAACAATATGTCCAAGATGCTTGATGTGATGAAAGAACAGATTGACAAAACAGGGTCAGACCTGTAGAATAACGAAGTACACAAAGGCCAAATCCTACTAATACGAGGTAATCCGAATGTCTTTTGAAAATCTTAAAAAGCAATCCAAACTGGGTTCTCTGACTTCTAAACTGGTAAAAGAAGTTGAGAAGATGAGCACCGCAAGCAGTGGAGAAGATGATCGTCTCTGGAAACCTGAGATGGACAAAACTGGAAACGGTTTTGCTGTGATTCGTTTCCTTCCTGCTCCTGAAGGTGAAGAACTTCCTTGGGCAAAGATGTATTCTCACGCTTTCCAAGGTCCTGGTGGTTGGTATATTGAAAACTCTCTGACTACTATTGGTCAGAAAGATCCTCTTGGTGAACATAACCGCGAACTGTGGAATACTGGTTCCGAAACTAACAAAGAAATCGTTCGTAAGCAAAAGCGTAAACTTTCTTATTACAGCAATATCTACGTTGTAAAAGATCCTGCAAATCCTCAAAACGAAGGTAAAGTTTTTCTTTACAAGTATGGTAAGAAAATCTTTGATAAGATCATGGAAGCGATGCAACCTGAGTTTGAGGATGAAACTCCTATCAATCCTTTTGACTTCTGGCAGGGTGCTAATTTCAAACTCAAGATCGTAAAGAAAGATGGGTATTGGAATTACGACAAGTCAGAATTTGGTTCTGTTGAACCACTACTGGATGATGACGATGCTCTGGAAACCCTCTGGAAGAAAGAGTATTCCCTGACTGCTATCACTGCTCCTGATCAGTTCAAGTCCTATGAAGAACTTGAGCGTCGTATGAATTCTGTTCTTGGTCTGAAGACTGCTTCTCCAACTCGCTCTCGCGCTGTTGTTGAGCAAGAAGATGAACTTGAAGAGTATTCTTCTACTCCTTCCACACAAGATCGTGTTGTAGAAGAACTGGAACAGTCTTATGCTCGTTCTAAGTCTCCTTCACTTCCCAAGATTACGCAGGATGATGAAGACGAAGATGATGCGATGGCATATTTTTCTCGCCTAGCTAATGACTAAATAGCAATACCTGTAAGTCGCATTATAGGTGGAAAGGGTGCTTCGGCACCTTTTCTTGTATAAATAGTATTGCGACTTACAGAGTAGAACTATGGAAACTCCAAAAGAGTATCATTATGTCTATTATTCCTATGAGGAATATGGTAGAGGATATTTAGGATCAAGAACTTGTAATTGTTTACCTGAAAAAGACACAAGTTATTTTGGTTCTTTCAAAGATAAATCATTTAAACCAACATATAAAATAATTTTAAAAAGTGATTATTCTACAAGAGAAGAAGCATACGCTGATGAGATTATTTTACAAGAACACTATAAAGTAATAGAAAATCCACATTTTGCAAATAGAGCATATCAAACTTCCACTGGATTTAGTAGAAAAGGTATGACTCCACATAATAAAGGAAAGAAAATGTGTGAGAATCAAAGAAAAAAACTAAGTAATTCTTGTAAAGGAAAAAAAGTCACAGAAGAAACTAAAAAGAAAATAAGTAGAGCATCTAAAGGGAAAACTTTATCTGAAGAGCATAAAAGAAAAATAGGAGAATCAAATAAAGGAAAACCTAGACAGACACCAGAAGGTATGGAAAGACTTAAAAGAATGCAACAAGAAAGAAAAGGAAAACCTAGTAAAAAACATTCAGAAGAAACAAAAAGAAAGATCAGTGAGGCAACAAAAGGTAGAGTTCCTTGGAATAAAAAGAATTATTCATAGAGTCTAATATTATCACCTTTTTTCAAGGTTCTGCTCACATACTGAGTGGAACCTTCTTTGTATGGCATAATCTTATCAAGATCATTAAAGACTACATTTAAGTAACGTGGTTTAAGTATAAAAATATTTCTTTTATCTTCTTCAATTTTATTTTCATATTCAAAGTTTGTAATTGATCTGATTACTTGGGATGATGGGAGAGTTACATATTGTTCAAAATTGTTATCATAATATTCATAATAGTATGCATTGCCAACTCCAATATTGTTTTCGATTGTAAAAATAGCTTCTTCAATACCAGATGAACTTAATATTGGATCAGCAATTAGAGGGACTTCTGGTAATTCATATGTAAATGAAATAGCAATGTCGTCTGATGGAGCAACAACGGAAGTAACTTTAAACCTTCCATTAAAGACTCTTTCGGATACATTATTAATATAAATTTGAGAACCAACAGATAATCCTTTAATTCCATTATTCATTGTTACTGTCACTGTTTTAGAAGGAACTCCCGCACTTCCAGCAAAGATTTGATTGATTGTTGTTCTTGCTGCCTGAATAAAGTTTCCATTAGTTCTCCAAGTGTTTGGAGTTTTTAATCCAGCGGGAAGAATTGTTTTTCCAATTGAATTTTTAACTTCTACTGTTTCGTAATGATGAATTCCCGAATATAATTCATCATAAGATCCATACTTATCTAAAACAAGTTTATCAAAAGATGTTTGTGATAGTGGCCATTCTGTTTGAATGTTTAGAATGTTATTTGCTATGAGGATTACCCAATCAAGAGTTTCGTCTCCATAAATTTTATAAGCAACGTTGTCTGGTCTTTCATCTCCAATAATTTTATATTTGGTGAAAAAATTTAAATTTCCGAAAATATCTGGACGAAGTTTTCCTCTTTTAAATAAATTTTTAACTTGAACATAATTTGAGATACTATGATCGTCATTATTACGATTGATATAGTCAAAATTAGGAACTTGCCTGAAATAAGGTTTTGACATTTTTAGTAACCCATATTAGGAATATTTTTTTCTGAAGTTGGATAATCTTCTTTATAAATTGGTTCTAGTTCAGAGAATTCCATATCAATAGTATAAGATGTCATAGATCCTCCCTCGGCATAAGTCATATATGTTCCATCTGGAGTATAATTAACATTAAAATTAGTTAAAGCACAAGGTTTAATTAAATTTAAATATGGATGTTCTTTTCCTTTTGTTCCTGATTTATCTCCATTATAGATGTACTTAAGTTGGAAAACATTTGGTGTTTGTAAGAACAATCCAGTATCAGATCTGGAGGTTGCCATTTCTCTTTTAAATAATCTAATAATTTTTCGAATCATTTCTGCTTCATCTTTTTCTCTTGGAGTGAATCGATAACTGTATCTAAAAGTTCTTAATTTAGGTCCAGCAAAGAGAAGTTCAAGGTTATTATTGATAACCGCACCTGTTGCTCTTCCAATTACATTTGCTCCAACTGCTTGTCCAGCAAAGTAACCTGCGATAAGTTCAGACATTCCTTTTGAATTAGCCAGTGTTCCAACTGTTTTTCCAAGACTATCTAAAAGATTTGTAACTGCTCTTATTGCGTCTTGAGCACTTCCTATATTTCCAGCTCCTGCGATTGAAGTATAAGCATTAGAAGCAAAAGCACCTTGAATAGCATTGAGTGGATCTTCATTCCACGAAACTCCATTGCTATCAGAAATATTAGGTTGCATTGGTAAAATGACAGTTCCTAATATATCTTTTAATCTTTCTGATGGTAATCTTTCTGATGGTCTTGCTAAATCTAATCTTTCTGAACCGCTTGTTATTAATCCAGACTTAACATACTTTAGAACGTCTATCTTTAAATAATCATATGTTTCTTCTTTACTTTGAATGATTGGATATCTTAAAACATTTTTATATTTTATATCAACTGTTTTACTAAATTGCCCAGCAAATTCTTCATCTGTTAATAGTGGTTGAAGAGTTGGAGATGTTGGATCTGCAGGCGCTGCTGCTGGTTCTGTTGGTATATTACCTGATCCTAAAACAGGATCTGGTGTGCTCGATAATACTCGTGGTATTTGTGTGCCAGATGAACTTGTACTTTGACTGATGTAATATGCTTGATTTACTTGAGATCTTGGTAATCTAGCTCCTTTTTCTAATGTATATGCTGCATTTTGTCTTGCTGCGGTATTCAGAGAATTTAATGATGGATCAACTAGCGATCTTATAGTGGGATCACCAAGCACATAAGAATTTGAATTTTGATCTAGAATTCCTGTTAATTCGCTAGTTTGTAAATCAACATATTGCGATTCATTCTCTTTTAATGGTCTCCATTTACCATCTGGTTCCAACACGGCAGCAGTAACAAAATTCTTTCCTATCCCAAGAGGTCCTGGTTTTTCGTATATTAAGTATGTTTTGAGTGTCGATACATTAAGAGTTCCTGGAGGACCTAATGTATCATATTTGATATAACTACTAAAAAATAATTTTGTTCCATCAACTACGTAATTATATTTGTATTTGGGATCCCTTGTACCATCTATTACTGCCATCAAAAATTCCTCCCATTTGCGAGGTAAATAATCATCTCAATTGTTCGTAGAGTATGAGACATTTATGAGAGGAGGTTTTTTATTTATTTAGACGGAATTTCGCATAAGGTATAGAAAGCATCTCATCAAGTTCTTCGTACTTAATCGTATATAATTTTCCAGCAACTTCTTCCCAGGTATAATTTCTATACTTTTCCCAATGAAAATTAATTCCTCTAAATCCCCATCCTTTAAGATCTACGCAAGCGATTAATGGATGCTGATCATATTCAATGTTTGGTGTCTTAGGATTATAAACAAATGTATAAAATTTTCCTATTTCTGGATATAATGCATCTTCTTTTAATACACTCATAATAATTAACATTAAATCTTCTGGATCATTTGTTTTGTCGTTGAGAATTCTTTTTTTCAATTCTCTCATTCTTGGTGGAATACTAGTATATTGCCCGAAACCTTTTGCCATTACTTTAGACCTAATTCGGATTCGGTGATTACTTTAAACTCTAACATTCTATCAGCACACCATTCTTTGGCAGCAGCCCACTTTGCTTGATTTACCGCGTAAGTTCTACATTCGTGGAGATATGATTTAGTCACTCTTGATTTTTGTTTTGGTGGAACTGTTTGTTTTTGTGGTTTCACTTCAATTACATAAGTTTTAATGTTTCCAGATTGCTCCTTAACTTTGATAAGATAATCTGGAAAGTATCGATGAATTCTACCATCAACGGGAGACACATAGGGTACAGAAAATTCTTCTGATGCCCAAGAAATTATACTTGGATTATGATCACACCAGTAACAGAAACGTCGTTCCCAACTGCTTCTACAGATTATGTTATTTGCGTCACCTTTGTATTTTTCTGGATATGATGGTTTGTATTTACTCTTTATGCTTTCTGCCATTATCCTTACTACATAATATATAAGATCAAAAAGTATTTATAGATGGGAGTACCAAAACCAGCTCGCCATTATAATGTTAGTGAAATTAAATCTAGATTATTAAATATTGCCCAAACCTCATTATATCAGGTTACTATTTTTCCTCCAGGAAGTCCAGAGAAGCCTTTAGACAATTTTTTCAGTTCTATTGGGAGAAGCATTGGATTTCCTGATATAGATGATATTGAGTTGTTGTGTAGTGAAGCATCCTTGCCCGGATCTTCATTAGCTACTCATGATGTGACAAACGATTATCATGGTGTCACTGAAAAGATGGCATACCGAAGAATATATGATGATACTTTGGATTTAACTTTTTATGTTGATCGTGATTATAAAGTTATTGAATTTTTTGATGGGTGGTTAAATTATATTGCTGGAGAAGGAAGCAGAGGAGATAGTGGACTAGATAGAAGTTCTTTCAAAGATCCTTATGTTAATAATAGATTTATTTTTCCTAAAGAATATAAGACTGATATTTACCTAGTAAAATTTGAGAAGGACAAATATACGACTGGAAGAGTTATGAATTATACCTTTGTTCAAGCTTTTCCTATTAGCATTGTTTCTATGCCTGTTTCATATGAGCAAAGTCAGTTACTAAAATGTACGGTATCATTTTCCTATATCCGTTATGTTCGCGAAAGAGATTTCATTCAAGTAAATCCAAATATTCCCAATACAAAAGCACCTGGAGTACCTGAATTAAAACAACCAACACAAAAACTTGGTCCTGCTTTTGGAAGCGATTTTGAGGTTGCTCAAAATTTTCCTGGCATATCTTCTTCTGGTGTTGGTGAAGCGGTTTCGAATAGAAGACTTACTAATTACGCTGGGCAACCACTATTTTAATAAAATAAATACTTACACTGAATTAATTTTATAGAAGATTATGCCTTTACCAACAATTGCGACTCCAACTTATGAACTTGAGTTGCCATCAACTGGTCAAAAAATAAAGTATAGACCATTTCTAGTCAAAGAAGAAAAATTATTAGTTCTCGCATTAGAGGGCGAGGATACAAAAGAAATTTCAAATGCTATCAAAGCAGTATTAAAAAATTGTATTCAAACAAGATCGGTTAAAGTTGAAACATTGCCGACTTTTGATATTGAATATTTGTTCCTTAACATTAGAGGAAAATCTGTTGGGGAAGAAATAGATGTTAATTTGATAGCACCCGACGATGGTGAGACATCAGTTCCTGTAAAAATTAGTGTTGATGAGATCAAAGTAAGAAAAAATCCGGAACATAATAAGCAGATAAAACTTGATGATAGTCTCATTATGGAGATGAAGTATCCATCTCTTGATCAATTTATTAAGAGTAACTTTGATATTTCAAATGAAACTAATGTTAATCAATCATTTGAGTTGATTGCTTCTTGTATTGATAAAATTTATAATGAAGAGGAAGTATGGTCAGCATCTGATGTTACAAAAAAAGAACTTGTGGAATTTTTAGAGCAGATGAATAGCTCTCAATTTAAGCAGATTGAGAAATTCTTTGAAACGATGCCAAGACTTTCCCACGAAATAACTTTTGTTAATCCAAAAACTAAAGTAGAAAGCACTGTCGTATTGGAGGGTCTTTCAAGTTTTTTCGCATAGGAATGGTACATATGGATCTTGAAAATTATTTCAGGATCAATTTTGCCTTGATGCAGTACCATAAATATTCATTAACAGAGATTGAAAATATGATTCCTTGGGAAAGGGATGTTTATATTACTTTACTACAACAGCATCTCGAAGAGGAAAAATTAAAACAACAACAAAATGTCGGTTGAAGCACCATCGGGAATAGTAAATTGGTACAACGCACCAGTAGGTGATAAGACTTGGAGTGTTCTAAGGGCTAAACTTACTGGCAAAAAGCAACCCGATGGTTCTCAATATTTTTCACATGTAAATCTATCAGAAAAAGAAGTAGATGAACTGATAGAAAATATGAAAAATGATCCGAAAGGATTTCCTATTTTTGATGAATCAAGTGGAAAATCTGAAGAATATCAAAAGTGGTTAGTTGCAAGGTATCATACTAAACCAAAGGAAGATTCATTCGAAAACACTCAAAAAGAGTCTCCCCCGACACCAGAACCAACTTCATCCGCAATAGTTCCTCAAGGAAAAAAACCAGATGATTTAGTAGAAGAGGAAATAGATCCACAAATTCTTTCAATTTTGGGATTGGAGGATGTTTTTGATTTAACTTATGAAGAGTATGCTTCCTTATTAAAAGAAGCAGCAGTTAAAGGCAGAATGCCAAACTCTCAAATGTCAACCGAGAGTATTGAGTTAGTTACGGATGAATTTAAAAGAGTAAAGGGAAAAACTGGATTATTTAAGGTAAAAGTAAAAAAAGTTGATATTGATAAAGTACTTAATAGAAAAGTACCATCACCACAAAAAGTACAATTAGATCCTAAAAAGTTACTTCCACCAAGCGATTCTATATCAGATTCTCAATCTGATTCAAATACAAAAATTGTTAAATTTTTAAAAGATGATCTTGGTGAAGAACTTTCAAAAATTAATGAAAAACTTGTTGAGTTATTATCAGTTCTTAAACAAGAATCCTCTCTTGAAAAAAAGGAAAAAGAAAAAAAGAGAAGAAAATCTGAAAAGGATAAAAAAACAAAAAGAGAATCCGAACTAGAAAGTTCTGGAAAAAGTGCGAATAAAATTTTCGAAAAAGTGGCAAAACCATTTGTAAGTTTTTTTGATAGAATCAAACAGTTTTTCTTGTCGATACTTATAGGTTCTGCTCTTAATTTTTTATTATCCGTATTTAAAAATCCTTCAATTATATTAAACCCTCTTAAAAATCTTGCTAATGGAATTGTTGGATTTTTGAATAATATTATATCCTTTTTATGGAACTTTTTTATATCTCCAATTAATTTTGTTATTGGTTCTATTAATAATGGAGTGAATGGATTAATCAATCAAATTAATAAAGCAATTAGTATAATACCCGGAGCAAAACCAATTACTCCACCACAGATACCAACTATATCTGGACCTCCGCAAATACCTACACCTTTTCCTATTCAGCAGCAAGAGGGGGGTGGTCAAGTCGTCAATTATATTCAAAAGCAAGAAGGTGGTGGAAAGGTTGTTAACTATATTCGGAGACAAGAGGGTGGTGGATATGTAACTAATATAATTCAAAAACAAGAAGGTGGTGGGTCAGTTATTAATGTTGGCGATATTTCTTTTGAAGGTGGTGGTCAAATTAAAAAAAATTCAGGAGTTAAAATATCTGGATTTGGAAAAGATGATCGTTTAATTGCTGCTCAAGAAGGTGAAGTGATGATGAGTAATCCAGCAGGAGATTTTTGGGGAAGAGATACTTTACTCGCAATGAACGCAATGGGTGGCGGAACAAACCAACCTAAATTTGGAAAACTTGGCGTTCAACCAATGCAAGGTGGTGGGCAAGTCGGAACACTTTTTCCCCATATGGATGCATCAACTGGAGGGTCTCATATCATTGGTCAAGGACAACTTGCCAATCTTCTTGCACCAATACTTTCTCAGGCATCTCGTAGAAATAGAATTAATCCATCGCCGGGAACAGGAACTAGTCCTGTAAATCGTAAGTTAAAATCTTTAAGAGTTGCTAATTCTTCTGGATCACAATCTGCTTTAGCGGAATTTTCTACTTTAAAACAAGCAGTTGATCAATATGGAACTCCTTCTGGATTTGCAAATAGTAATTATATGTCCGAATTTATTAGAGGACTAAAAGATTCTTTAAAAGGTTCTCCTCTAATTATTGGAATGGATCATTCTCGAAGATTGATACCAAATTCTCCAACTGATTTGAGAACAACCCAAGCTTCTGCTACTGGAGCTTCATATGGTGGATATACTGAAAGAGATTTTACTGATGCAATAGCACGAAGAATACAAAAAGAAATATCAAATGCACGTATTATAAAACCAGAAGATTATAAAAATTATGAAGAATATGACAAAGCACTTAAATCTGCTATTTCGAAAGCAAAGTTAGGACAAACAAGACCGCCTGCTCCTGTATTGCCACCTCCATCCGCACGACCATCTATAGTTCCTTTGCCATTACCAATTACTCCAAGAGGTACTAATCAAACAGCGGCTGCGAGAGCAACTTCTGCTCCAAATCAAGCAGAAGTTCCATACTTCTCATCAGAAGATCCAAATAATATGACAACTTTGGTTGTAAGATCAATCTATAACGTTGTAGGATAATATGTCAACACCACTCTTACCTCCATCTAAAAAATCTGGTCAGATTGTTGATAAAAAAATATCAACAAGTTCTTTATTTGGCAAAAATAAAAAGGATAGTGCTATTGTAAAGGCAGATAAATCATCGATACAATTAAGACCAAAGATATCTTCTTCCATTATAAATTACCCATTATCGCAATCTGAACAAGAGGAAAAGAAGTCTGATGATTTTATTGATATTAGAAAAAAGTTTTTTTCTATTGGTGATAGTTTGGATTCGATTATTCAATATTTCACTAAAAGAAATAGTGATAAAGTAAAAGAATCTAAAGAACAATTTAAAAAAGAAGATAAAGAAAAAAAAGAAAAAAGAGAATCTGAATTAGAAAAACCAAAGTCTCCTTTTATGAAAGGAGTAAAGGCACCTTCAATTCCAAAGTTTAGTTTTCTTGATACTATTATTAATTTTTTTAGTAATATTTTGTTAGGTAGTCTGTTAAATTTTTTACTTTCAAAAAAAGATTTTATTTTTAAGGCGTTTGATGATATTTTAAAAGGATTTGATAATATTTTTAATGTATTAAAATTTTCAATTATATCAATAAGTAATACCGCAGGAAATCTTGTAAAAAGTGTTGCCCAGGTTGCCACAAAATTATTCAAGGGACCTGCCAAATTTACTTTTAATCTTTTAAAAAAACTTGGAGGTACGGTTAAAGGATTATTATTTAAGGCAGGAAAGGCAATAAGTAATTTTATAAAAGGAACATTCAAAAATATTTCTGGACTTGCTACAGGCGCTGCTTCTGGATCCACTAGAGCAACTGGAGTTCAAAAAAGATTACCTCCATCTAAAACAAAACTTGGAACTAAACCACCTAAACCAGGAGCACCATCTTCAACGAATACTTCGATTTTAAAAAGATCAGAAAAGTTATTTGGTGAGAAAGGAGCAAAACATTTAGGAAAAGTATCTAAAGTTTTTAAGAAAATACCTTTTATTGGAGCTCTAATTGGTATAGGTATTGATCTCGCTATGGGAGAAAGGTTGGATAATGCAGTAGCGGGTGCAGCTGGTGCATCATTAGGTGCTGCAATAGGTGGAGTAATAGGAACTTTTGCACTTCCAATTCCTGGTGTTGGTTCTTTTCTTGGTGGAGTTATTGGCGCTGCTGTTGGTGATTGGGCTGGAAAGGAAATCTATAGAAATATAAGTGGTCAAGTATCTCAGATTAATCCTCCACCAGAAGATCTGGGACCCCCGCCACCAGCACCAGGAGGAGGTGCTGGTGGTGGAGGTAGAATGCTCCCAGGAGGAGCACCGCCAGAGGTTAATGCTGCATTGGAAGCAATTGCTGGTGCTGAGGGTGGATGGAATTCTGTAAATCCCGGAAAGGTGGTTCCTGGTTTAACAAATATGACTATTTCTCAAGCAAGAGAAGTTGGAATGAGACAAAGATCTGTTTCTGGATCTGGTGCTTTAGGAAAGTTTCAACAAATTCCTGTTTATGATGGAGTGAATGTTTTAAAACAAAGAGCAGAAGCCGCTGGACTTAATTACGAAAGAGATAAATTTAGTGAAGAAAATCAAACAAAAATTGCAAGGGCTTACATAGCAGGAATATACCCGGGGGGAGAATCACAACTTATAAAAGATGCAAGAAAAGATCCTATGATACTCGCATCAAAATTAAAAGGAGTTTATCCATCACTTCCTGGAGGATCTCAACAAAACGTTCATACCTCTGGGTATTTAAGTAGATATCAAAGTGCTCTAAAAAAATATCAAGGTGTTTCTGTTGGTCCAAGTCAAAGTGTGGGAATGCAATATCAGACAAATACTTATCCAAATCAATATTATGGAGCTCGAAGAATAAGAAAGGGTGGAGTGTTAGATAAACACGCTGGCGTTGACCTTCAGATGTACTCTAACTCAAAGCAAATAACATTTTTAGGTGGAAGAGTTGTTAATATAGGTAGTGATCCTGGTGGATACTATACTTATGTTGATATATTAACTCCTACCGGAAAAATTGAAAGACTTGCAGAACTTGGAAGATTAGATCCTGCAGTTAAAAAAGGTGCTGTTCTTGCTCCAGGTCAAGTGGTTTCTCATGGAGTTGGCCCAACTGGTGTTACTCATTTAGAGTATAGAAATCCTGGAACAACTGGTTTTAGTGGAACAACTAATCCTTTAGAATATTTAAGATCAGTTGGTGCTATATTTGGTGGAGATAGATTCCAATATAAAGGAGGACCTGGTGGTGCAGTTCCATCTTCTCAAATAGCACAAGTTCCCAGACAACCAACACAATCTTTATCGCAAGAAGCAAGGCAACTTACGCAACAAGCATCTTATGAGGGTCAACAACAAATCATTCCCATCCCTATTCCTATGGGAGGTGGGTCTATTCCACCCATAATCTCTGGTGGTGGAGGAGGTGGAATTATACCTGTAGGACTCTCCAAAAGAGAAGCATTAAATAGTTATTATCAATCACAGTTGATAGGATTTTTATACAAACAGGGATAAATGGCAGATAATACTTCAACAAGAGCTGGTAATATAACCAGATTTCAGATTTTTCAAGCAAAAAATAATGGAGAATCTGTTGATATGTCTGCTGGTGCTGTTGAGATAAGATATTATGAAAATGTATTATCAAATTCCGTTTCTGCTACTGCTACTATCGTAGAAACTGGTTTTTCCGATAAGAATTTTCCCGATAAAACAAAACCGGTTGGTATTATTGATGGTCTTCCAATTCGTGGTGGAGAGCAAGTGTTTATTGATTTTCAGGACAATCAACCAACTCCAAATAAATTATCCTTTAAAGCAGAAAAATCTTTTTATGTAAATCGAGTTCGTGACATAGATCCTGGAACACAAAAGGATGTATATTCAATTGATTTATGTACTCGTGAATTTATTGCAAATGAACAAACAAGAGTTGTGAGAAGGTACGACGGAAAAATATCTGATAGTGTTAGGTCTATTTTAGTTGATCAGAGAGGATTAAATGTAAAGAAAGATATTGAGACAGATCCCACTTTAATTAAGTATAATTTTATCGGTAATGATCGAAAACCTTTTTATGTAAATACTTGGTTAGCATCCAAATCTGTGCCAGATCTTTCTGTAAATGGTAAGTCTGCGAAAGGAGGAACAGCAGGATATTTATTTTATGAAAATTATGATGGATTTAAATTTAAATCAATTGACAAACTTTTTGAACAAAAACCAGTAAAAAAATACATCTATAATAATGTTGCTGATAAACCACAAGAGTATGATGATAAAATTCTTTCATATAAAATTGAAAGAGATATTGATCTTCAGCAAAACCTTACGTTAGGAACATATTCAAATAGAAGTATATTTTTTGATTTTTATGCGATGGATTATACCGTGAGAAATTTTAATGTTGATGATTATCAGAAAGATAAAATTATAACTGCTGGACAAAAAGATATTCTTTATGTCGCTGATCAGTTTAGAAAACCAACATCACGACTAATGAATCACGTTTTGGATGTTGGAACTTTACCCTCTGGAAATAACATAGATGAGCAATTAAAAAATTGGAAAAATACTCCATTTGATCCAACATATGATGCGACAAATACTATGGTTCAATCTATTATGAGATATAATCAGATGTTCACTATCAAAATAAATATTGTAGTACCTGGTGATTTTAGTTTAAGAGCAGGTCAAATGATACATTGTGACTTTCCTGAACTTACAATAGATAAAGGAACTGATACAAATAAGGAAAGTGGTGGCATATATATGATATCAAGTTTGTGCCATAGAGTCACACCTAAAAATACATTTACAAGTTTATCACTTGTAAGAGACACCTTCGGTAGAAAATCTTTCTAATATGGACAGAACACTTCAGCAACACATTAATGATGACAGAGATGAATTAGATAATCCAAATACTAGTGGACAAAGAAAGCGTCATTTGGAAGACGAACTTGACTCTTTAGAAAAATATCAATCAAAACATCCAGACGAAGATTATGATCCAACTTCTCTTGAACTCTATTGTGACCAAAATCCAGATGCTCTTGAATGTAGGATTTACGAAGACTAATGATTGAACAGGGACTATTTAAAAGACACTTTGTTGGTCGTGATGGTTTTATATGGTGGATAGGGCAAGTAGTCTCTGAAGAAAAGTGGGCAGGAAATATCCCTGGACGTAGAACACCTACGATTGGAGATCATAAAGGTTTTGGTGAAAGATTTAAAGTTCGCATTATGGGATATCATACTGCGGACAAAAATCAACTAACCGACGATCAACTCCCTTGGGCATCTGTAATGTATCCAGTCACTGCTGGTGGCGGCGGTGGAGGAACTTGGACTAATGCTGCTATTAGACAAGGTAATTTTGTGTTTGGATTCTTCTTGGATGGGGAGGACGCACAACAACCTGTAATTATGGGAGTCATTGGGTATAATCAATATACTTCATTTTCAAATCAAGATAATCCAGATGTTGCGTTTTTTCCGTTTGGGGGATTTTCCACAAACGATGTAGTACCAAGATATTCTATCAAAACAAATCCGGAAGATCTTCCTGCCACTCAATCCGGAGCGACTCAAACATCAAATAGAGTTACTCAACAAAATGTTGGTGGAGAAACAAAAGATCCCGCATCTAAAGAACAATATGAAAGGGGAGCAGTTAAAAATTCAGTTCCATCAGCTTGTGAAAAAGTTCCTCTCTCTAAAATACAAAGAGAAATTAAAAATTTAATTGCCGACATAGAAAGAATTAGAAAAACCGCAAGTGATTGGCAAACAAAAGTTTCCACAACAATTGGAAATGTTCAAAATGCGATTAGTTATTATTCAAATCTTGATAATATTATTCAGATTAGAATAAATGGTGCCACACTGGGAATTGTAAGTGCCGTAAGGTATTTGATTAATGAAGCACAAAAATATATTACAAGAAAAATAAACAGTGGTTTTAAAGAAGCTTATAATCTTCTTTATCCTGATATAAGAGCAACTGCTAAAATAGCAATAGAAAAGGCAAATGACACTATTGCCTGTATCTTTAAAAACATTATAAAAAATTTATTCAAGATGGTTTTGAATTTTTTATTATCTGCTGTTGATAGATTTATTAATACTCCGTTATGTGCTGTTGAAAATTTCGTTGCCGGATTGATTGGAAAAATATCAGGACTTATTAATTCTTCTGTATCCAAAGTTATAGGTGAAGTTAGTTCCATTATTGGACAAGCATTTGATATTGCTGATGGAGTTTTAGATTTCATTACTGATATTATTTCTTTTTTACTTTGCGAAGAAAAACCTTCTTGTGCCGAAATTAAAGAGTGGAGTACTTGGGAAGGTGGGGTTCCTTCAATCTCTCTTGATCCATCATCAATTGTGAATAAAGTAAAAACTTTTGCGAGTTCTGTAACACAGGTTGTTGATCCGGATAATTTTGATTTTGATTTTGATTTTAGTGATGTTTTTGAAGATACCTGTAATGTTGGTCCAATATTTTGTGGTCCTCCGGAGGTTCAGTTTTATGGCGGAGGTGGAGTTGGTGCGGCAGGAAACGCGATTATAAGTGCTGCTGGAGACATTCTTGCTGTAGATATTGTAAATTCGGGAAGTGGATATTCTTCACCGCCTATTGTTAGTTTTGTTGACAATTGTGGAAAAGGTAGAGGAGCCGTTGGTAGAGCAATTATTGGTGTTGTCACTACTACTTCAGGAATTGGTACTACTTCAGTTGGTATAGCAACTACAACAATTGGAGTTGTTCAGGTAATTATAGATAGATCGGGATCGGGGTACATATCAGGTTCTGATGGTGATCGTGGTGGAGATGGTAGAGTTTGGGCAACAAAAGAGCAAACTACGGTGAAGAGAAGTGATGGTACATATGACGTTCCATATAATCCGGAAGAAACAATTCAAGTTAATGTTGGAGATGAAGTTTATTCCTGCGGTATTACTACAGTAATTACAACAAGTCAAACAATAATAGCACCAAGATGCACACAAATATCTCCTACACGAGGAGAAAGTCCATCGTCAAGTGATGGACTATATCCTGTTATTTTAGAATTGACTGATACATCAATTGAAAATCCTGGAATAAATTATGATCCAGAAAAGGATAAGATTATAGTGAAACCAGATAATGGATCTGTTTTAAAACCAACTTTTGATCCTCTTGGATCTTTGATTGGAATTGATGTTATTAATACTGGAATTGGATTTACTGAAGTTCCAACTATTACAATACAAAGTCAAACAGGTTTTAACGCAAAGATAGTTCCTGTGTTTAGTGTAAATAGAAGTATATCTTCTCTTCAGCAAGTTCAAACCGAACAAAATATTCCTGTTGAGAATCGTCAAATTATTTCTGTTGTAGATTGTGTGGGTAAAGTTTAATGCCAGAAACAATTAATTATCATCAATATCGTTTGGGAAATGACCATGGAGAAATAAGATTCGGTCATGTTCATGATGACGAAAATATTGCCGGAGTTCTTTTAAGGACTGGTGCTGATGGGGGAAGACATTATATTCAAATGGATTCTTCTGGAGATGTAAATCAAGGAAGAAAAGGGTGTACAATGAATGTATGTCCTGGATCATACTCTGTGATGGCAGGAGCAGATGTAGCAAAAGAAACTCCAGCAATATATCAAATTGCTGAAAATGGTGATATTATTATTGGAGCGCCAAGAGGTAGAATTAGAATATTCGCACAAAATATTGAGATCATAGCTCAAGGACCTGATGGAGAAAATGGTGTTGTACAGATTGATGGTAGTGAAAAGGTTCTTATAACAGCACCAACAATTAATATTGATTCGAAAGTATCTACTAAAATAGCATCAGAAAAAACCGTTGATATTGTCGGCAATGCGGTTTTAAATATATACGGAGGATTAATTGAAGGAATAGATGGAGCATCAAGTTCTTTGACTGGAAAGGGATCTAAAACTTGCCCAATACCGACTCTCGCAACAGAAGCTGAGATTGTAAGAAAGATATTAAGTGTTATTGATACTATTAATGGAGTAGTTGGATGAAAGTACCTGATTTATTTGTAGGAAAACAATTATTTGTTGGTTGTTCTGTAATACCTCCTATTGCTCTTGGACCTGCTCCAGCAGCAATTAGAGGATCTGCGTATCTTGAAGGACCTGTAATGGTCGGAACGCCACTTTCTTATCCTGCGATTTCTGAAGCAAATTTGATGGTATCCAGGTGTACAAATCCAGAAGCATTAGCACTTGGTCTTGTCCCATCAATTTTTAAAGTTTCTACACGAGGATTGTCCCCAACTCCTATTGATGTAATGTTGGGCGATCCTACTGGACCTGTTGGTATTCAAGCTTGGTGCGGACCAATGCCATTTTTTGCACAAGCAGCAACAATTGATTTTATTTCTGGATTTTATTCTTTATTTTCTTCTTCTATTTCTAGAGTAGGACCATCTATTGATGTGGGAGCAAAACTTTTTACAGGTGCTCAAGCTGAATTTAGTGTAACATCAAACTTTGATGCATGTTTTACTGCTGCTCCTGTTCTTGGCGATGCTCCATATTTTGCTCCGGATATGATTAATTATAGTGCTGTCAGCCTAAACAGTTTAAAAATAGAAAAAAAACCATTTGATATTCAGCATCCAACCAAAAAAGGGTGGAGACTACGGTATGTTTCTATAGAGGGACCTACCGCAGATGTATATGTCAAAGGCAAACTTGAAAATTCAAATGTAATTGAATTGCCTGATTATTGGACTGGATTAGTTGATCCAGAAACTATTACTGTCAATTTGACACCTATTGGATCTTATCAGGAATTGTTTGTAGAAAAAATAGAGTGGGGTAAAAGAGTAATAGTTAAGAATAATTCCAGTGGAATGATAAAATGTAGTTATTTAATTTGTGGGGAACGTATTGACTGTGAAAAAAATATTCCAGAATACGAAGGAGAATATGGAGATTATCCTGGAGATAACAGTCAATATTTTGTGTCTGGGTTTAATTTAAAATAAATACATTACAATTTTAGTTTATTATGGCAGATTATACAGGGAAAATAAACACTCAAGATATTATTAATATAATAGAGAGGAAGAAAAATATATCAATAAATGATGTTGAATTTCTAAAGAATCAGATTGTAACTTTGGATGCTTCAAAAGAACCATATCAAAGTGCTTTAAAAATTCTTGACACATATCTTCTCAATGATATAAAAATACTAAATGATTCTTTAGTTGGAATTCAAAGTGCTTATCAGGATAGAATTGATGCTGGAGCAAGAACAACTTTATTTTGGAATTATGATGGCGTTGATAATATGGGAAATCAACTCTTCACTTGTATAGACGCCGCAAAATTTGTTTCTGGCAATTCTGGGATTGGCTCTACCGTAGTCAGATACACATATTCTGATGGATTTACTGTTGGAATAACTACTATTTTCTTAAATGAAAATGGAAAAGTTACCGACCAAAGTGATTTGGCAACACTTGGTATGGGGGTCACTGCTTTACACGCACTTAAAATTTATACTGAACCGTACACTCAAGATATTTTGAATCCGTTAATATCATCTTTTCCTGGTTCAATTGGAATCGTGACAAGTACTTACTCTGCTGGATTTGTTACTGTAAATTATTCCACAAAAGCAGTAACTGTCAGTGGTGGTAACTTTATAACTGCCGGTATTAAAACTGGAGATATAATTTATATTGGTGCGGGATATACATATGGATCTGCAACTGTATCTCAAGTATCTACAGCATCATCTTTATCTATCGCATCAACTTCTGGGTTAAGTGGAGACCCTATTCAATTACAAACATATTCAATACTTCAGGGTGCTAACTTTACAACCTTAAATGTTTTGGCTCCTATTACTGCTGTTACTGGACTTCAGACTGGACAAATTATTAAATCTACAAATAAACCATATGTATTTTCTCCTAGAGAAAATAAAATAATTGGAATAGGTACAACAGTCGCAGACCTTTCGACTGTTTATACTGGATATTCTACAAGTTCTGTAATTTATCAACTAACATTAGAGGATCCATTTATTTCTCCAGCACAAGCACCTGAACCTGAAATATTACCAGATGGATCATTTTTCGTTGAGTTTGATGTTCTTATGAATCCAAATGAATTAAGTGATTCATTAGCATTTGATGTTCCAAGTAGACCAAAGGGTGATAAAGGAAAACCTGTATTTGAAAAAGAACTTAAACAACCTTATGTCCCACAAACAATTTCGAGATATCTTGAAGTAAATGCTGACAAGGGAGTTAGGATAGAGTATGTTAGATCTTTTGATGATCCTTCTCCTAAAAAGTGGAATCATTTTCTGGAGGGATTTCAAGATCCGGACCAATTAGACAGAGAAGTTTATGTTGAAGAACCTAAAGTTGGATCTGGCACACTTTATTATTCTATAGGTTTTAATAGAGCACCAACTGATGGATTTGGCAATTTTGCGAAAGAAGGTGATAAAATTGTGAATCCAATTTTTATTGGTTTACTGTTTTATGATAATCTTTCAAATAATCCGACACTAAATGCTGCTATTAATCAAAAATTAAATGAAAATGCAGTTCTTGAAAGCGAGTTTCAGAGTAATTATAGTGACTACCAGCAAAAAATAAAAGCGTCAAATCTCATAAGAGATGATGCGAATGAATTAAATATTCGTATATGGGGATGTAGAGTAAAATTAGGAGAAAGTTTAGATACTCTTTCTAAATATGACATTAGACTTGAAGCAGTTATTGACCCGTCAGTTATAGATTTTACGAATTAAAAATATGAAAATACAAACACAAGAAAACGAATTTAATTATTCTCCTGTACTATCCACTAAAAATAGTGTTTTCCTTCAAGGAAGAACAAAAAAACCAGTTATTCATCTTCCAAAGGAGTGGGAAGAATTTGTAGATTTAACTTCTATCACTGTTCATTTAACACAGATTGGAGCAAATCAAAATCTTATTGTTAAGAGAGTTCAGGGACTTGAGGTTCATTTACAAACGAATGGTCTTCCAGTGGACTGCTACTATTTTATTTCAGGTCAGGTGCTTGACACGGCATCCGTGGTCTGATATGATACTTAGGTAATCACGAAACGAACCGATGCAAGATGAGTACCTGACACGATGCGTGGTTGATCCTCTTAAGCGTACAGTGTATCTGTATTCTAATGAAGGCGATACTAAAGAAGTGTCCTGTGATACGGTTGAAGAGTTTATGAATGTGCTAGACTTTGTTCGTGCTACAGTGGATGAAGAGACGCTCTCATACGCAAATCCACTTTAAGTTCCATTTTTGGTCGTAAAAAATCCCGGCAAATTTTCTCACACGATACTTTTTTAAAATTGTATGAGTTTATACAAAATTTCATATAAAAACCTTAAAGAGGAACCAGTCAAAACGACTCCTCAAAATGTAAAAGAGTCAAATGAAGCACTCTTTACTGCAAAGTGGAATCTCCCTAAAGCAGCAAAACACTGTGGAATGTCACAAAAAGAAATGAAGTTGACATTCTGGGAGTTTCTCAAGTATAATCCTATCACCTACAAAGGGTGATTTTTATGCGAGTATGGTGGAATCGGTAGACACACCAGACTTATGAAAATTGAGCCTCATTTGGGAAACCTTATGAGTGTAATTCCTCAAATTCGGTGAAACCTGTAAAATGGCAATACCGAGCCAAGCATCGTTAGATGAAGGTGTAGAGACTAGACGGGGAACACCTAAACCGAAAGGTATGGTGAAGGTATAGTCCAGACCACAAACCGAAAGGGTAGTGAAAACTATAGTGGTACGAAAATCTGTTGGGCGTATGCCCGTGCCAGTTCAAGTCTGGCTACTCGCACTAGAGGACAACCTCTAAATAAACAAAAGTAGGGACATCCTATGAAGTACCGTATTGATGCAAGATATTGCTGGTACAATAGAGGAACTCAATTAGTTCTGATGTACTTTATAAATCAAGTTCCTTTTACTTTTGATGATGTTCCAGATAGTTATATTTACGATCCGGAAATACTAGAAATAGCAGACAACGAAAGACGCTTTGAACCAGAGGACTTATACAAATCATCATTTTATTTGATTGATGAGGAGTGTCATCCAATGTTATTTGAAGTTGAACTGGAAAATCCAGAAATGATGCCTGCCGATTAATATGCCTCTGTAGCACAATGGAAGTGCATCTCACTTGTAATGAGAAGGTTGCTGGTTCAAATCCAGTCGGGGGCTTTAGTTCTCATAAAACTATAAATGAAAATATCCTTATGGTACTGCGAGTCTATGAAACAGTGGAGATGGACTCTTACAGATGATTCACGACCAATTATCAAACAAGAATCGGGACAACAACCATTTCTTCGTGATGCTATGAGTGATATAGCAACTACTGTAGAATATATGATGAACTGTAAACAGAGTGAATGAAATCTGATTTCTATATTGATGTAGTTTCTAAAAAGCAAGCAGAAGAACTTTTACTTCAATATCATTATCTCAAAGATATTTCAAAAAGTTTTAAAAGTGGTTGGAATTACGGATTGTTTCAAAGAAATGAGTTCTCTCCTCTAAATATTGGCGGACTGAAAGGTGTAGTAATTTTTACAGGATTACCAGTTCCAGAAATTGCAAAAGGCGCTTTTGGACTTGAAAGAAATGAGCAACAAGGACTCTTTGAACTCTCAAGACTCTGCATTCATCCACAAACTCAACAGAGCGAGTATAATATCACTTCTTGGTTTGTTTCAAAAGCGATTAGACAACTGCGAAAAGATACTGAAGTCAAAGCAATCCTCTCATATGCTGATAATGACTTTCATAGCGGTACAATTTATCGCGCTCTCAATTTCCGGTATTGCGGTCTTACAGATGCAAAAAAAGATTTCTATTATGCAGACGGAACTAAACACTCTCGTGGAAAAGTGAAAGGTATTCCTGGAGAATGGAGAGAAAGAAGTAGAAAACATAGATTTGTTATGGTTTTTGATAAAACCATAAATATATTATGGAAAGAAGAAAAATGGATTAATGGAAAATAACAAATTATTGATACAAAATGGAACTAGATTTGGAAAATTAATAGTATTAGGATTAACAGATAAAAGAAATTCATCAGGAAATAGGGTTTATATTGTAAAATGTGATTGTGGGAACATATCTGAAAAAACATCAGCAAGTCTTAAAAAGAAAAAAGATCCGGTAAAGCATTGTAATACAAGATGTCCATTAATGGATAGAAAAAAGAAAAAAAAGAAGCACGGTCAGTCTGGCACTCTTGAATATCATATGTGGAAAGGTTCTCAAAACAGAGCAAGATTAAACAATATACCATTTGATCTTAATTATACTGATATAATTATTCCAAAATTAATGTCCTATTTTGGAAATACCAATTTTTAAGGGAGAAAAGAAACATACCCCAAATAGTCCAACTTTAGATAGATTAGTTCCTGAATTAGGTTATGTTAAAGGAAATATTAGAGTTATTAGTTATAAAGCAAACGCTATGAAAAGTGATGCTTCTATACAAGAAATTGAAAAATTTTCTAAAAATGTAATTTCATATATACGTGGCGAAAAATAAAAAAAACTTGACGTGGAAAGAAGAGAAGTGCTATAATAATAAAGGCGATACTGACCAAACCCCTTCCGTGTGACTTGTAAAACCTCCTCTTGTAGGAGGTTTTCTTGTGAATAAATAACTTATAACGGAAACTATAAGTATTAATAAGATGGGTCTTTCACGCCTGGATAATTTTCTGAAATCTGTTCGTGGTGCGGTAATATACGTTGATCCGAATAGTTTGGATGCCACTGATAGTATTGAAAATCAGGGAAATAGTCTAACTCGTCCATTTAAAACCCTACAAAGAGCACTTGCGGAAGCAGCAAGATTTTCATATCAGCGTGGATTAGATAACGATAGATTCAACAAAACAACAATTATTCTTTATCCTGGCGATCATATTGTAGATAATCGTCCTGGTTGGATTCCTGATGGAGGATCTTTTAAACTTAGAAGTAGTGAAACTTCAAGTAACTTTGGTGACTGGGATCTTCTTTCAAACTTTGATTTAACCACAGCAGACAATCAACTTTATAAGTTAAATAGTATTCACGGTGGAGTGATTGTACCTCGTGGTACTTCAATTGTTGGAATGGATTTAAGAAAAACAAGAATTCGTCCAAAATATGTTCCAAATCCAGAAAATAATAATATTGAAAGATCTGCTATTTTCCGCGTAACGGGCGGATGTTACTTCTGGCAGTTTTCAATTCTTGACGCAGACCCTAGCGATATTTGTTACAAGGACTATACAATTAATCAATTTGTTCCGAATTTTTCTCACCATAAACTTACTGCCTTTGAGTATGCGGATGGTACAAATAATGTAAGTATTACTGATGATTTTTATCCTTCAGGTCTTTCTTATAATAGAACTGATTTGGATATGTATTATGAAAAAATTGGAATTGCTTATGGACAATCTTCTGGTCGTCCAATTGATCCAGATTATCCTGCTTCTGGTGTTGATATTGAACCAAAAATTGATGAATATCGTATTGTAGGATCTCGTGGAAAAGAAGTTGGAATTACAAGCATTCGTTCTGGTGACGGTGTAACTTCATCTACAACAATTACGGTCACTCTGGCAGAAGATGCTGTTGATTTTGATACAGATACTCCAATACAAATTGAGGGTGTAGGTGCATCTGGATATGATGGTCAATTTGTTGTATTCAATAAAGTAGATGCAACAAATATTCAATATAAAGTGCAAAATGCACCAACTAATGCACTTCCAACAATTACAGGTGCAACAATTAATGTTTCTGTAGATACTGTAACTTCTGCGTCACCATATATCTTTAACGTTTCAATGCGTTCTGTTTATGGTTTGTGTGGTCTTCACGCTGATGGTGATAAGGCATCAGGATTTAAGAGTATGGTTGTTGCTCAGTTCACTGGAATTGGTCTTCAAAAAGACAAAAAAGCATTTGTTAAATACGATTCGGATTCTGGAATTTATGAAGATTATACTGCTTCTGGAAACGAAAATATACAATCAGATTCAAGAGCAAGATTTAAGCCAGATTATGAAAATTATCATATCAAGTGTTCAAATGAAGCATATTTACAAATAGTTTCTGTATTTGCGATTGGTTTTGCGAATCATTTTCTTGCCGAATCTGGTGGAGATCAATCGATCAATAATTCAAACTCCAATTTTGGTGCAAAATCTCTTGTTTCTTCTGGATTTAGAAAGAACACATTTTTAAGAGATGATATTGGATATATCACTCATATTATCCCACCAAAAGAAAATGAGAATTCGGAAGTAAGTATTGAATTTACCTCAATTGATGTTGAAAAAACTATTGGAATCGCATCTACAAACAGATTATATCTTTATAATGAAACTAATGTCGATGTTTTACCAGAAACGGTTATTGATGGATATCGTCTTGGTGCAAGAGAAAATGATCAATTGAATGCCATCTTAACTAATAATAATGTTTCGAACACATATTCGGCAAGAATTATTATGCCGAATACTCAATATACTTCAGATGAAACATCATCTGAAAAGAAATTTACAGTTGGTAGAAGTGTTGCAGGTATTAATAGCATTACTGCGAGTGTTATTACACTTACCTCAAATCATAACTTTATAGAAGGTGAGTCTATTCGTGTTATTAGTGAAACTGGACAACTTCCTGATGGATTAATCAATAATTCAGTTTATTATGCAATCACTTCTGGAATTAGTTCAAATCAAGTTAAGGTTGCTCAAACTTTAAATGATGCAATTGGTGGAAATTCTATATCAATTAATAATAATGGTGGTTTATTAAATGTTGTAAGTAGAGTTTCTGATAAAAAGGCAGGTGATATTGGGCATCCAATTCAGTATGACTCTACTAATGGACAGTGGTATGTTAATGTTGCGACTGCATCCACTGAAAGATCTTTATATGATGGTGTAGTTGGATTTGGTACTACGGTTCTTGGTGCAGCAACTCCAAGAACATATTTAAATAGAAAACCAGATACAAGAAGTTTAACTGATACTGTTTATCGTTTCCGTTATGTCATTCCTGCAGATTCTCCAATTTCTGCAAGACCTCCAATTGATGGATATGTAATTCAGGAATCGAATACTTCTATTGGATCTACAACAGGAGAAATTGGATTACTTTATAATCCAACATCTTCAACATTATCTAATTCAACTCAATTAAGAAATCCAAGATATATTGCTAATGCAAGTTGGTCTGGTGGAACTGCAAATATTATTACAGAAATTCCTCACGGACTTAAAGTTGGATCTCAAGTAGAAATTCTGAATGTTAGGAGTACAACTAATACAACTGGTGTTGCAAATTCAGCATATAACGGAACATTTACTGTTGCTGGAATTAGTAGCGCAAAACATTTTAGTGTTTCGGTTGCAAGTAATCCTGGTACATTTACCAATGATACATCTAGCAGAACTACTTCTCTTCCATATTTTAAAAGGAAGAGAACTGCTGGAACTTTTTATATTTACAGAAGTCAAGAAATTCAAGAATATATTCCTGGAGAGCAGGATGGAGTCTATCATTTATTAGTTGTTAATTCTTCAAATTCTCCAACGGTTTCTCCATTTACTTCTCAAAAATTCTCTCAACCAATTCAAAATCTCTATCCACAAACAAATAGAGATAATCCAAAATCAGATCCAAAAGCAGCAACTTCATTTGCCCTTCCAACCACGATAGGGCAAGTTGCAATTAATGACCCACAATATTCGATCACAAAAGAAAGTCTTAATAAGCAACTAGTTGATATTGGTGTTGGTGTTGGTCTTACTCAAATTATTTCAAATTCAGTAGGAACTTCTCATACGTTCTATACAAATATTGATCACGGACTGAATAGAATTACTGGATTAACAATTTCTAACGCAGGATCTGGATATGTTGATGGAAATTATTATAATGTAAATCTTGTTGGATTTGCTGGATCAACGACGGGATCTCATGCAACTGCAAGAGTGACTGTCAGTAGTGGCACAGTCACTTCATTAAAGATTATTGATGGTGGTAGTGCATATGGAATTGGAAATACGCTTTCTCTTGTTGGTGTAGGTACTACTGGTTCTGGTGCTGTTGTATCCGTTAATAGAATTTATAATAACGTTGGTGATACTTTAAGTGTTAATGGCATTGTACCAAGTTCTTATGATGGATATAATAACCTTTATCGAATTACTTCTATAGATGGTCCGAAGCAAGTTACTGTTTCTTCTTCATCAACTATTTCTCCTGCATACACTTCAGGTGTTGGAGTTACAGTTGCTTCGACTGGTAATGTAATTTTAACTGGAAGAACATTAAGCGTTCAGTCAATTGCTTATAATAATACTGTTGGATTGGCGACAGTAACAGTTACTCAAAATCATGGATTACAGATTGATAATAAAGTTCGCTTGAGTGGTGCTAATTCTAGTGTCTTTAACAATGACTTTATTATTAAAAAAGTAGGAACAACGACTTCTTTTGTTATTAATGTTGGAGTTTCAACTTTATCTCCTGCTACTACGGGAACTATATTTGTATATCAACCAGCATATTCATCTGCTGGTGGTAATGTTTTAAGAGAAAATGAAAATACATCTGGAAGACTGATAACAGAGTATGCTGGAATAACAACCACACTTTCTGGTGCAATTGCAATAAATGATTCGTCTATTGCGATATCGAATGTAACTGATTTTGATTTTAATATTGGCGATTACTTATTAATCGATAATGAAATTTTAAGAATTAGATCTACAGTTACTGGAAATCCTGTTACTGTTTATCGTGGTCTATTTGGAACACTTAGATCTTCTCATAGTTCTGGTGCGGTTGTAAGAAGAATCAATGTTCGCCCAATTGAACTTCGTAGAAATTCATTGATTCGTGCTTCTGCTCACACTTTTGAATATCTTGGATATGGTCCTGGAAATTATTCCACAGCATTCCCAGAAAGACAAGATAGAAATATTAGTCCTCAAGAAGAACTTCTTGCTCAATCAACCAAGACTGATGGTGGAGTTGCAATCTTCACTGCAATGAATGCGGATGGAGATTTCTATACTGGTAATAAAAAAGTTAATTCTGCAACAGGACAAGAGGAAGTATTTGATGCTCCAATTCCTACTGTTACGGGTGAAGATATTGGAGTTGGTGGAGTTAATATTGGGTTTGATGTTTTAACACCTCTTGAAGCATCTATTAGTCGTTCGTTAAGAGTTGAAGGTGGTCCCGATAAGAATTTAATCAGCGAATTTGATGGACCAGTAATCTTTAATAATAAGATTACTTCAAATTCCAGTAAGGGTATTGAAGCAAACTCAATATTCTTACAGGGAGATCAAACTGTATCCAGAAAATACACAATATCTAATACAAAACCAACACTTGCTGGTAATGTTGGAGATGTTGTATATGATTCATCTCCTTCAAGTGGCGGCCTTCTTGGTTGGGTTTATACATCTAATAATCTTTGGGAGAGATTTGGTAGAATTGGTTTAGATGGTTTGGAACCAACAAATACTGTTGGTGTTTCGAGTGGTGGAAACTTTGTTGGACTTTCTACTCTAATTAATTTTGTTGGGACTGGATTAACTCTAACCGCAACAAACTCTGGTGGAATTACTACTTTAAACTTCCAATCAAATCCAACTGTTGCTATTTCAACAGGTGCTTTTAATACTCCTGTTGGTAATGTTCAACAATTGAACTTTATTGGTCTTGGAATTACTGTTTTAGGAAGTGGAACATCGGGTATTGCTACGATTAGTATTCCTGTTGTAACAGTAGGTGGAACAAATCCAGGTCTTCCATATAACTCATTACAATATAATGCAAATGGAATATTTGGTGGAGTATCTCTTGCAATTTATGATGATATTAATAATAAGTTAGATCTTGGTGGAGTAACGTTTGTTCCTGGTGGTTTATTGGGAATCAGTTCTTCTTCACCAACATCAAAACTTGAAATTGTTACTAATAATGCTCAAGCACTTTATATTAAATCTACATTTGGTTCGGGAAATATTGTAGAGATCGATAATGTAGATCCTGACACTGCTCCATTTATCATTGATGCTTCTGGAAATGTTGGCATCAATACTGCAACGGCAATTTCTCAATTTGATGTTGTTGGTAATGCTGCTATTACAGGAGAAGTAAGAATTTACAATAACAATAGAAGTTTCTATGCGGGTCTTCAATCACCTACATTAACTTCGAATGTATCTCTTACACTTCCACCAGTTGTTGGCGCGGCAAACAGCATCCTTTATACGACTGGAAGTGGAATTCTAAATTGGATTTCTCCTTCTTCCATAGTTGCTCTTGGACTTACTAGTACTGATCAGATTACAGAAGGAACTTCAAATCTTTATTTCACAAATGAAAGAGCACAAGATGCTGTTGGTGCTGCGATTAATGCTGGAATTAAGACAGGAATTACCGTAACTTATGATGATGCAAATAATCGTATCAACTTTAATGTTACAAATGTTGTTGATTATCCATTCACTACTCGTGGATTTAGTATGCCTATCTGATTATCCTGCTTCTGGAATAACTACGATATTATAAGCACCACAAGATGCTGAAAATGTTTGTCCGGCAGAAAGCATAAGTTCGGTTGGGAGGGCAAAGTTATAGTCTTCGTTAGATTCGCTCACTAAAGCATTGTTTGCTGCAATTGCTACTCCTGCTCCTTGATTTGTCCCTCCGGAATAACTTTTTCCGGAACTAAAAGCAAGATTTCTTCCTATTGCTGTTACATAATTAGCACCTGCAGATGCTCCTGCCCAAGACATGCTAATGGTATTGGATGATGAAGCCATATAATTAATCACAATTCTTACATTCTGTCCTGTATTATTAGTATATGAAACATTATTATTACCACTTAAAACTTGAGATGCCATATTTACCTTTAAAGTACTTTTGAGTATTTATAAATAACTAGAAAGGTAGGCGTTCTCCTCCTATGGCAGTACAAAAGAATTTCGTTATAAAAAACGGACTTGAGGTTAATACAAATCTCATTGTTGCTGACGCAAATAACGATAGAGTAGGGATAGCAACATCAACACCACAACATACTCTGCACGTTAATGGTGGAATTGGTGGAACTTCTTTATATGTTAGTGGTATAACAACTGTAACTAATTTGGTTGTAACTGGGACATTAAAGGCAAATACATCCACTGGATCTACTGGAAATTATTTGGTATCTACAGGTGTTGGGATAACCTGGATGTCACCAAGAGTCTCAAATGTTTTTACAGCAACATCTGGACAAACAACATTTAATGTTAATTATACAGTTGGATTAGTTGATGTTTATATTAATGGTATTAGATTAGTTCCAAGTGAGTTTACTGCAACGAATGGAACAACGGTTGTTTTAAATGATTCGTGTTTTGGTGGTGAAACTGTTGAGCTTGTTGTATATTCATCACTCTAAGGAGAAAATAAATGCCAATTCCAAATAGAGAACTATCGCAATTTGGTTCTTTTCTTTATGTTGATAATGCATCAAGAAATATTGGTATTGCGACCACGGCAACTCCTTATGTTGGTATAGGAACTACAAACCCATTTGCAAAACTTACTGTTATTGGCGATACGAATATATCTGGTGTTGTTTCTGCTACTGGATATTATTTAAATGGTAATCCTTTAGTAAGTGCTGCGATACAAACGTGGGATATTTCTGGATCTGACATTTATCGAGGTTCAGGAAATGTTGGTATTGGAAGTAGTATTCCTGGCTCGAAATTAACTGTTGCTGGGGATATTACTGCAACAGGTGCAATTACTGGAAGTAATATTAGTGTAAGTGGAATATCGATTAGTAGTGGAATTATTACCGCATCTCAGTTTTATGTAACATCATCTTCCCCTACACCTCCATTTGTATTAACTAATAATAACTCAACGTTAGTTCCATATTTAAATGCAAATTATTTGGATGGTGCAGTAAGACCCTCTGGAAGTATTGTGGGAACCACTGATTCCCAAACACTTACAAATAAAACTCTTACTTCTCCAATAATTTCTTCCCCTATAGTTTCTTCTGCTGGCATAGCATTTTCAGGATCAACATCAGGAACAACTACATTAAGAGCTTCTTCAGTAGCTGTTGGTATATTAACTCTTCCTGCAACAACGGATATTTTAGTTGCAAGAAATACTACAGATACTCTTACGAATAAAACAATTGCTGCTGGATCTAATACAATTACCGATTTAACCAATTCTAATTTATCCGGTTCTGCTGGAATTACAAATGCAAATCTTGCAACTCCTACGATTTCTGGAATCTCTCTTGGGGGAAATCTTGCAAATCTAACCGCAGGTTCTTATATTAATTATAGTAGTGGAACAACTTATAATGGTTCTTCTGCAATTACTTTGTCTGTAAATGCTTCTTCTTCCGGTGTTGATAATATTATTGCTCGTAATGCAAGTGGTGGATTTAATGCGGGTATTATTACTTGTACATATTTGTATGCAGATTTTACTGTTGAAGCTACAGATTTTAACTCAGTTTCTGATATTAATTTGAAGCAAAATGTACAAACTGTTGAAAATGCATTAGATGTTGTAAATAATTTACGTGGTGTTAGATTTGATTGGAAGAAAGATCTTAGAACATCTTATGGTGTAATTGCTCAGGAACTTGAAAAAGTTATTCCTGACCTAGTAAATTTGGGAAAAGTTAAGTCTGTAAATTATAATGGTTTGATTGGTGTTTTGATTGAAGCAGTTAAAGAACTTTCGCAAGAAGTTGAGAAACTTAAAAAAGAATAAATAATAAAAACCGCCGAGTGGAGACACGAAGATGGCAATTAAAATTTCATCAACTGATGTAATAGATAATAATAAAAATATTGTCAATACGGTAAATGGCAATTTTTCTGGAATAGTCACCGCAGCATCTTTTAGTGGAAATGTGCTTCCATCCGCTCAAAATGTTACATCATCTTCCCCAACAACAACTATTAATTTAAGTTTGGGGACTTTAGTTTATCTTACGCATAATGTTGATACTACTATCGCATTTAGTAATGTCTCTACAAATCAAGAAGTTACTATAATTAGAACAAAAGACGATACAAATACCTCAAGATCAATTACATGGCCTTCTAGTGTTAAATGGCCTGAATTAGGATCTGCTCCTGTTTTGTTATCAAATAGTGGTTCTAACGATGCCCATATATTTACTTTAGTAACTCGTGATGGCGGAACTACTTGGTTTGCAAGAGAAGAGTCCAAATATCAAGGAACAGGAACTTTCTTATTTGGAATAGGAAATAATAGTTCTGGTGGATTACTTGATGGTACTCAAGTATCTCGTTCTTCTCCGGTATTACTTCCCGGAACTGGATGGAATCAAGTTCATACTGGTATTGGTGGAGGAACACTTGCATCAAAAACCGATGGAACTTTATGGGGATTTGGTAATAATGTTTATGGGCAAATAGGAATTGGTGATGTAATATCTCGTTCATCTCCAGTTCAGATTGGATCTGGAACTGACTGGACAGGCGATATATCACATGCGTATTATACCTCATGTGCAATAAAAACAGGCGGAACCTTATGGGCATGGGGATATAATGAATATGGAACAGTGGGAGATGGTACTGTAATATCTCGTTCATCACCGGTTCAGGTTGGTGCAGATACTAACTGGAGTGCTAATAATGTATATCTTCATATCTTGGCATGTAAAACAACTGGAACTTTATGGGCATGGGGAAGAGGTGATTTTGGAGCACTGGGAGGTGTTAATAATGTATTATCTCGTTCATCTCCAGTTCAGATTGGATCTGGAACTGACTGGAGTACTAGTATATCATGTGGAGAATATACCTCATATGCAATAAAAACAGGCGGAACCTTATGGGCATGGGGATATAATGTTTATGGGCAAATAGGAGATGGTACTGTAATAAATCGTTCATCTCCAGTTCAAATTGGATCTGGAACTGACTGGAGTAAAGTTATTCCTGGACAAAATCAAGCACTGGCAGTAAAAACAAATGGGACTTTATGGGTTATTGGTGGAATTAATGCTAATGGTGAACTTGGATGGAATAATCCACCCTACCCACCTAACAGTGCGATCAGTTCTCCTGTGCAAATTGGTTCGGATACTAATTGGAATGGAACTGATATGTCTTCTAAGAATAATTATTCTTTCCTAGTTAAAAAAGTCGTAAGTTAATTTTCCATAATGAAATTACTCAAATTCTCTCAAGTCGATGCTCAAACAGGAATTTCTGTTTTGATAGAAAGACCTCGTTACGGTCCAGTGAATCCAAATATTTCGGGATTAAATATAATTTTTGAATATGGTGATTTTAGATATTCATATGTTGATGATAATGTGTCAGCAAACTCTAATAATTTAATTTTTGAAATAACCGAGCAAGAATTTGCTCAAGATATTCAAGATAGAGTAAATAAAACTCTTGAAAATTGGAAAATTGAATTATATGAAAATGAAAAAAAACTTCGTAATCATGTTCTTGGAAAATATGATACTACTGCAATTATATCTGGCATTTATAAATATGAGGATTCCTTAAAATTTAAACAAACTGGAGAACAAACTCCAGAATTAGTTGAAGAGGCAACTCAAAGAGGTATAACTGTAAATCAACTTGCTGATAGAATTATTGAAAATCATGAAACTTATAGATTAAAAGAGGCAAAAATTGCTGGACTTCGTGGTAAAATATATGATAGAATAAGTTCATATAGTTTTGATATTAATGATGCATTAAATTCTTGGAAGGAACTTGCTGAACGTATTGAAATTATTGGAACAAGAGAACCAAACGATCCTTCAATCGATAAATCGGATAACGACCAAGATGTAAAAATAGGATATTATTATCCAAATTTATCTCTTCGCTGGAAATATTTAAATTAAAATAATTATTAAAATTTACTATGATACCACAATTGATTATTGAACTTAGCGAAAAGGGAGAATCAAAAGCGGCAAAGGAACTTGCAATTGCTTATCTTAAACATGAAAAAAATCCAGAAATATTAAATCTTCTTGGAAAACTTTATCATAATGAAAAACAGTTTGATAAGGCTTTGAAATGTGTAAATCAACTTCCAGAAACACCAGGAATAATTTTAAACAAAGCAAAGTGCTTATATTATCTCAAAAGAGCACCAGAAGCGGAAAAATTACTTCGTTCTCTTCCAAAATATATTTTTGAAGAAGAAAACACACAATTAGATTTATGCCTTTATTTAACTGCGCAAGGAAAATTTAAAGAAAGTAAAACAATATTAAAATCTTTAGTGGATAAAAATCCAAGAGCTGGGTTTAACTATGGATGGTTTTTGTTGGGAGAAAATAAATTTCAAGAAGGATATAAGTATCTTCTTAATGGATCAAGAACAGATATTAGAGTATGGGGTCATGAATGGTTATTGAAAGAAAAATATGGTATTAATGAAGACCGAAGGTGGAATGGAGAAACTGTGGATGTTATTGCATACTATCTTGAGGGTGGTATGGGCGATGAAATGATTTTTGTTCGTTATGTGGAGCATTTTCAAAAGTATTGTAATACAGTAAAAATCTTCTGTACTAAATCTATCAAGAAACTTTTGGAAGATTGTGGATATCAAAACCTTTATCTTCATGAAGATATTATAAAAACTAAGTGGGATAAATTTGTCCCAGCAATGTCTGCACCATACTTTTTGGGGTTAGATGAACCATGCGAGAATGTTTTCTTTCCTTACTTGAAGAAGACTCCAAATCCAATAAAAGAAATGCA